GTACTCCAGCCGCTGCCAGTTGGTGGTGGACGATGTCGCCACATACATCTCCTGGATCTGTTCGAACATCATTCCAGGCGCGTAGTCGTAAAGTGACTGTTCGATCTCCAGCGACAGGTCCAGCCAGATCTCCAGGTGCGGCCAGTTGTAAGCGTCCCACAGTTCACGCTGCTGGCGATCGATGATGATATCCATCGTCTCCTGGGCCTGGGTGCCCTGGAGCGGGTTGAGGCTGGTGCCGGTTTCGGCACGCAGCTCCCTTCGCAGCGTGATCAGCGGGACACCGAGCGGCATCAGGCCTCCTGTTTAGCTTCCGCGCGGCGGTTACGGCCGGGCTTGAAGATCGGGTCCAGCTGCGTTGTTGCCTTGATGATCTCGTCCTCGCCGCCGTCGTCCTCGTCGTCGCCATTCTTGTGCGCGCCAGGCATCGCGACCTTGGTGGACAGCGTGCCGCCTTCATAATGCGGGAGGTTCGTCTCCTCGGTCATCATGTAGTCCATGCGGAAGGCGCGGCCGGGGAAGCATGTCTCGGTGATCCGCTTGCCGTAGAGGGCAGCGAGGCGGTTCTTCTCTTCTGTCGGCCACACCTCGCCGACGCCGCACGGCATGATGTCCATGACGTTCTCTTCGCCGTGCAACTGCATCAGCACCTGCACCTCCGGCCACGTCACCGGGTTGTGCTCGGTGTAGATCACGGTGTGGCAATTCTGGCCGGCAAGATTGATCTTGCAGGTGCAGTACTGAACTTGCTTCGTCATGGCTGATCCTTGTGAAAGAAGGCCGGAGCGCGTGGGCTCTCCTCCGCGCGCCCCGGCTTCCGATCAGGCAATATCCATAACCACCGCGCTGTTAAGGCGGCGGGCACAGAGCTGCCCGGTCGAGGTGATGGCCCGGTAGATGACGTACTTCGTCGGCTCCCGGTCCGGTGAATGCTGGTGACGCCATTCGTCCTGCATCGCCACCAGGTAGATGTCCCGCGAATCGAACCAGTAGCAACGCTTGGATTTGCCGAGCTGGTCGAGGGTCGGGTCGTACTCGAAGTCGGTCCCCATATACGAGATTTTGCCGACCGAGATGTCCTTGCCCGATGCAAAGCCCTGCATCGAGTAGTTGCCGTTGGCGCGAAGTTCTGTCTCCAGCGCGCCGAGCCAGTCACTGCCACAGAACGCCGTGTTGGGCTTGCCGCCGTAGCGGGTAAGCTGGCGATACTCCTTCTGGAGCAGCGTGATCAGCGAGCCGCCGTTGGTGGTTGCCGACGTGATCGGACCGCCGCCCCAGGCCGCGAGCGCAGGGGTCGTTCCAACCGCTGTACCCATCGCCGCGGTGTAGGCGCGGTTACGCCACCAGGTGCGGGTGGCGCGATCGATGCCGGCGACGATGCCGGTGCCTGGCGTGTCGGTGACCAGCGCCGCCATGCCGGCGAGCGCCTTCGGGTCGGCAGCGCCGTTGGTCCACAGCAGGTTGTTCATGCCGCGGGCGTACTGCTCGCTGACATCCTCCAGCGCGTCCTGCAAGAGGCCGACCAGGACGGTGTCGTCGCGGCCGGAGTGCTCGGAGGTGTCATCGCCGGAGCCTGAGTCGGTCACAGTGATGCCATCGGTCTTCAGCTCGGAGTGGGTGAGCGTGATGCCGATGTGCATTTCCTTCCAGGGGAAGACCGCCTGCGTGAGGTTGGCCGGCGTGTAGTAGGTGACCGCGTCATCGAGCTGGTAGCCGATGACCTGGTCGGCCGTACCAGGCGCTGCGGTGTTGCCGTAGTCGCCCTTGACCGAGATGATGATATTGCCCTTGCCGCCGGGGAAGGTCTTCTTCTTGCTCTCCATCATGGCGAGCAACGGCTTCTCGGCAATCGCCTCCTTGAAGGCGGTCCCCTTGTTCATCCAGTAGTCGAGCGCAGCGGTCGTGATGTGGTTGAGTAGCGGTGCAGTGTAGGTTGGCATCGGTCACCCCTGAGAGGTTACCGGCTCGCTCCTTCGCGCGCGAATCTGACTGCTTCCAGCAGCGATGTCGGCTCCGAGGATACGCCGGCGGTTCGTCCGGTGCTGCTCGGAGTTCGCATTGTCGGCCGCCGTTGAGGTGCCCAGGCGCGGTACTGCGCGTTGACGCGGCGCAGTGCCTCCTGGGCGATCTGCACCGCATGCTCGGGCGATTGCGGAATGCCCTGCTCGCGGACGACGGCCCACATTGTGTTCTGAACAGCGGGTTTCTTCGCCGCGTAGTCCGGGTCCGATCGCGCAATCTTGGCCTCCCATGCATCGACAGTGTCACGCACGCGAACCGCCAGGTTTTCCTTTTGCCACTGCTGCTGCTGCTGGGTTGACGCCACCTGGTGCTGCTGCAACGCCAACTGCTGGCGCTGCGCATTTGTCTGCGCCATTGCCCGGTCCATGCGCTCTCGCGAGAACAAGGCCGCGGCCTGGGTCGTCATGTGCCCCTGGTTGACCCGCTCTTGCAGGTCATTGGGCAGCGTGATGCCAAGGTACTCTTCCGCCAGCCGCATGTAGGGCTTCACGCCCGCATGAAACCTGGGGAAGTCGCCCTGGCGCATCGCTGCGGCCATCTCCAGGACGAACAAGAAATCTTCGCGACTGATATCGTGGTCGTTAAGATACTTGGTGACCTGGTCAGCAGCATTCGCGCTCGACTCGATCGCCGATAGACGCTGCGTCAGACGCTGAACGTCAGCGGCGGACTTCTGCCGCTGTGCGTTCAGCTTCTTGATGCGTTGCGTCGCGCTCTTGGAATATTTGGCTAGCTCGGCCTGCGTAACCTCGTCGGGGAGATCAGGATCGTCGTCGGACCTGTTCCTCGCGACTTGGGCTGGCGAAGCCCCATCGGAACCATCGGCATCTTCTTCGGCGTCACGACGCAGCTCAGGCACTGCGCGCTGGACGGCTTCAAGAAGACTCTCTCTGGTTTCGCCCTGGTCTGCACCTGACGAGGATGCCTGGTCGTCGGTCGCGCCTGGCGAAGGCGCTGGTTCAAGCGGAGCAAGCTCGGAAGCAAGTTCCCGCTCGATGACTTCAGCCATATCTTGTTCTCCCGGTGCCGGTCGGCACCATCAGTTGACAAATACGCCAGATTTTCTGGCGTGTCATCCCGGCATGGCCGGCATCTTGACCTGCTGCGGCATCGGATGCGGCCGACCGGGCATGGTGCCTTCCAGGGTGGTGCCCGCGTCCGGCGGCCCGCCGGGCGGGGGCGGGCTCTGCCCCGGCGCGTTGACGGCACCCTGGGGCCCCATCATCGCGCCAGGTCCGGCACCCGCGCCGGGTGCAGTCGGCCCGGCGGCACCACCGCCGGTCACCATCCCGTTCATCGCGACAATAGACGGAAGGGCGCTCTTGAATGCCTCCGTAAGGTCAAGTCGATCATCAAGCCTACGAAGTACATCCTTAGCGAGAAATTCAGGATCGATACCAGGGAGCTGTATGAGCAGCGGGTAAAGACGCTGGGCATTGGCGATCTCCTGCGCCTGGTTCGGCCGGCCCATGCTGCCGGCCTCGATCTCAAGCAGGATCTCGTTGGCGATGTCCTGCGCCTCGGCATTCATCGGCCAGACAGCGCCCTGGCCGACCACTTTCTTGACCCGCTCCTGGCTCATCTCGCGCAGCAGGATCTGGCCACCGTTGCGGGCGAGCTGGGTTAAGAGGTCATTAAGGTCGTCGATGTTGCTGCCCATGCTGGTCATGCGCGAGCCCTCGGCGATCTGGGCCTGGGTGGCGGTGGTGTTTGATGTGCCACCCAGGTTCGCTTCCTGGATGCCGGTTGTTCTAAGAATGTCTTCGTAGACCGGGTTCACCTCATAGAGGTTCGGGTCGATGCCCGCGCCGGCGTAGGCCTGGAGCAGTTGCTTGATGTCCTGATTCGGCTGCAAGGCGTTCAGCTCGATCACCGCATTGGCCGCGCGGTTGGTGATCTTGTCGAGATCTTCCTCGTCCATCGCGCCGGCGACGACCCCAATAAACGGCCGACCGGCGATGCGCTGCTCCTTCAGGCCTTCACGGCAGCGGTTATACTCAAGCTGCATATCACGCATAAGTCGCACATCAGACGGAGGGTACAGCTCCTTCTCGTCCTCGATGCCGTTGAACATCAGCGCGTACCAGGGATAGAAGCGTTCGTTGTAGACTTCAGGTGATGCCGGCTCGCGCAGGAACTCCGGGTAGCCGTCGCAGATCGTGTAAACCAACCCGTCCTTGCGGTTGTAGACCTCCCACACCAGCGCGTTCTTGTCGTCGCGCTCGCTGTCGTTCCACTTGCCAGTGGAGTTGTGGTGGTCCTCGGCCGAGAACGACATCGCGCCGTCGTCGGAGGTGCCATATTCGTTGCAGTGTCCGCGCACGTCCACGCCGTAGATCTCTTCGATCTCGGAGGTGGACATCAGATACTCTTCAGCGACCCAGTCGGCGGCGACCCAGTTCTTGATGTCGATGCACTTCACGTCGGGGATGATGCGCGTGGATAGAGGGTAATCGAAGGTAAGACCTTCACGCACCACCGCGCCCTTCTGCTGCATCAGATCCTGCAACAAGAGCTTGGTCTGCTCCGCTTCGAAATCGTTCTCGTCGGTGATGTTATCGGCCGCGTCGGCGGCAAGTCGCTCAAGCGTGGCGAGCTTCTCACTAGCGTCCGCGATGCCTTTCTCCAGATCCGGCCGCTGCTGCATCACGCGCTCGTAACCGAGCTTGACGTAGGCCACGCCGTTGGTGACAGCCCTTCTGACTGTCATCTTCAGCATGCCCTTGAACGGGTGCGGCTGGTTATCGACCTCGTAGGCGTAGAGCAGCTCCAGCGTCTGCGCGAGCTTGTCCATCATGATGTTCTCGTTCTTGACGCGCGCGGCGTCCATCATGATGTCGATGCCGCTGCCGACCGCCTGTGCCGCCAAGGGGCTCGGCCCGCCAGGCATGCCGCCGGCGATCGCACCGGCAGCAGCCTGGCCGAGCTGATCGCCGAGGCCGGGTGGTTGCTGCATCTCCCCCGGTATCGGCCCAGCGCCCATTCCAGGCATCGTGGCACCGCCCATGGCAGCGCCCATCTGGCCGGAGATCTGGTTGATGGCGGACGAGGGTGCCATCGACGGCGGCGGGCTGGGCATCCCGCCGGCCATCATCATGTTGATGTCGGGCGGCTGTTGGGTGGCGGTCGGCATCATGCCGGACACCGCACCGGCGGCCTGGTTGAGCATGCCGCCGGCCATGCCGGGCGGCATCCCCGGCGGGCCGCCCATGCCGGGCGGACCACCCATCTGGCCCATCATCATGGCCCCGGACTGCATGAGCTGGTTGAGCGTGGTCTGGCTCTCGTCCCAGGAGGTGGCGTTCAGCCGCTTGCGCTTCTTGGCCACCGCCTTGGGGTTTTTCGCATAGAGGAATGCGGTTTTCTGGGCGACCAGGCGCAGCGTCAGATTGGCGACGTAGCGCGCGTCCTGGCTGTCCTTGGACCACTGCTTGCCGAAGCAGAACTCCTGGTCCTCGCGCATGCGGGTGAAGGCCGGCTTCCAGAACCGCTTGGCCTTCTTGACCCGCTCGGTCCAGCTGCTGACCAGGCGCTTGCGCCGATCGGGTGGGTCGGGGCGGTTGCGCGGGATGGTGTTGGGCTTGCCGGTGTCGGAATTGATGTCGGAATCAGCCGAGGCGTCAGGGCTCCCGCCGGCGAACATGCTCATCAAGGAGTTGTCGAAGGTGTCTACCATCCCTGCAAACTCCTGGCGCGACGGTCGCGGCCCTCACGGCGGCGGGTGTTCTGGAACAGCTCCCGGAACGTGCCGCTCTTGACCTCGACCTCGACCGGCTTGTTGCGGGTCCGGCCGTGCATCTTTGACAGTCCTAGCCCAATCAGGGCCAAAGCATCCACCAAATCGTCCTTTGCGCCGTGCGGAAACTTCAGGATCTGGTCCTGGGCGTCGGACCACCAGCGGGTGAAAGCCGGGAAATGAACCATCTTCATGGTGGTGCGGGCCTGGATCGCCTGCGCGCGCTGCTGCTTGTCGGCGGCCGGGTTGATCGGGTCGATGGCGCAGAACACCTGCTTCTCGATCATGCGCTTGCGCAGGAAGGGGCCGATGGACTTGGTGATCGCGCCGCCCTCGGCCCACCAGAACTGCGGCTTGTACTTCTTCATCAGCGCGATCATGCCCTCGACCGCGGCATGGGAATCAAGCTTTGCCCAGACCACATCCGGCATGATCCAGATGTTGTCCTTCTCATCGACGCCAACGATCATCAGGCACGTCTTGTCCGCGACCCGATCCGTCGAGACGGCGTGATCCGAAGCACCATAGAATCGTAGCTTATGGAATGCCGGAACGTCGTCCATTTTGTTGTAGGCGACGAGGTCTTCGGATCGGAAGAAGGCACCTTCTTTAGGACTTGGGCGTCCCTGGTATAGCGCAGCAAATCCTCTCGGATCGGTCGCACGAATATCCTCCAGATACTGCTTGGTGAACCGCTCCGGCCAGAGCGGCTCGCCCTCGGCGCGGCCGAGAATGTCATCCGCTTCGGCCAGCGCCGGCAGGTCGATCTTGCGCCAGGCCTTGGCCTCATCGACGTTGAAGTAGGGGTTCATCGGGTCGATTAAGCGCCCGACGAGGTCGTCTTCCGTCCATCTCGTTTGAACGATAACAATCGTCCCGGTGGAGTCCATGAGGCGTGTTCGCAGGACTTGGTTGTACCACTGCCAGAGCTTCTCCCGCACCAGCACACTGTCTGCCTCTGTTCGATCCTTGATCGGGTCGTCCAGCAGGATGCAGTGACCACCGCGACCAGTGATGGATGATCCACGACCAACAGAGAAAACCACTCCATCGCGAGTTGTTTGAACTCGGTTAACGGCGTTTGCTCCGATTTTAATCTCAACTCCAGGGAAGACTTGCTTGTACTGCGGCGTCTCCATGATGTCCCGGACACGCCGTCCAAGATCCCAGCTGTAGTGCTCGTTGTAGGTGGCGACGATGATCGACCGCTCGGGGTGCCGGCCGATGTACCAGGACGGGAACATGGCGGACGCGAGGGTGGTTTTTCCGAATCTTGGTCCGACATTGATCATTAGCCTTCGATAGTCACCGCGCTCGACCTCTTCCAGCGCAGCGCCGATCACGCGATGAAAACGCTGCGGCTTGTAAAGCGAATACTCGACATCCTCATCGTAGTTCGGGTCCGGCATCATCAGCTGCGTGAACGCGATCAGGTCATCGCGGGCGGCGATGATCGCACGCTTGCGTTTGAGGAGCTGGAGCGTGCGCTTGTCGTCCTCAGTCATCAGGGCCGTGCTTCACCTTGTGCATCGGCGCGTCCGGCAGGGTCTTGATCTTCACTTTCGGTGAGGACGAGATCGCGTTGACCTCGGGGGCGACCGGCTGCGGGCCCTTGGTTGGCGAAGTGTGGTGGGTGTAGTTGTCCTGAGTCTTGGACACTGGCGGCGGCTTGGCGGTCGGCAACGGCTTGACCGGATTGAGGGTGGGAGCCTTCGTCATTTTTGCCATTTATTTCTTCCCTCCCTTCAGCGACTTAGCCTGCTTGGTCATCTGCTTGGACGCGACCTTCTTGGTCGGTTTGCCGGTTGCCGGGGGGCCTTTGCCGCCTGATTTTTTGGGCATGGAGAGTCTCCTTTGTTGGTCTGGTTATCTGAGCCGCGGTACGCCGCTGCCCTCGATCAGACTGAGCAATATCATGATTACGATCAAGACGCCGATGACGATGATGGCGATGCGGGCGATCCGGTGGAACGGCTCGGGGACCGGGATGATGTCGATCAGGTAGATCAGGAGCCCGCAGATACAGCCAACAACGATGATGTAGATAACGACGCT